GCTCTTCGGTGGGCTGAGGCAACAAATACTTTGAGGCCATGTCAAACTCAGCAAGGTAAAACGGCACTTCGTGTGATCCGTCATTGAAGCCGAGCAGCAGCTTGTTCTTGAAGAAGGCAACGCTTTCAAGCTCACCGTAAGAGCCCCCGATAAACCATTGCCAAACCACCTCGCACTTGTCTGTGTCAAAGACTAAAATGGCCTCGTGCCGAGTAGTCGGAAACGTCGTGTCTGCGGAACGAGCGAATAACAAAAGCCCTTTATGCGCACCGTAAGTCTGGCCTACCGGCGGCGTCCAGTCCGGGTAGCTCCAAGGGATTTGTTTCTGCAGCCGCCATGAGGTGTCGAACACAAACACGGTGGCGTTCGCGTAGTAGTAGAACCGATCCGTATAGGCGTCGTACGCCAAAGCGCCGCCCGCGGCCGGAACACCTTTCAATACGATATCTCTCTCACGCTCAAGAGTATCGGCATTCAAAACCACGACATTGGGAAGGGATGCGTTCATAGGTGCGACGTACAGCTTCCCGTCGAAGTATGTCATTGCGTTGACGTGCCACAACGTGGTGAAATCTCTTGTGAGAACTTCCCCGGTCGACATCGAATAGCGCACGATCTTTTGCGCAGAATGACTTTGTGTACGCATTCCCAAAAACACAAAGTCATCATCATCAGAACAAAAGCCTTGCAGGTAGAATCTGCTGTCTTCACTTTCCCGCGGGACCGGATACGTAAAGGCCATCCCGAGGTGCAAGCGGTCCTTAAACTGTCGAGTCTTGAAAAAGTTCAAATCAACGAGATCAAGGGGCTTAGTCGTTCGGGCATTACCGATGCTCAGAAACATCCCTGCGACAGTCTTCATCAGCTTGTAATTGCCAGATGGGACTAAGACCAACCCGCGCTTTGCTACCGCGCCTGCTGCCTCCTCAAAAGCCGACGTGTCATCCGCCACGCCGTCCCCGACGGCACCGTAATCCTTGACGTTGACAACATCCGAAAACCGTTCTCCGAGCGTCCTCAGCTCGGTGCTGCCCGAAGCCTTCACGACGCGATTACTGATGTCCTGCCCGTGGTGCCCTGGATCGCCGTAGCCGCCGACAGCAAAGAACCCGTCATACGGATACTTCTCCACGTCGTCGAGCGTGTCGACCACGTGCGGGATGTCCCACGAGTAGATGAAGATGCTCTGCTTGATCTCTTCGCATATCTGAGCGAACTTCTTCGCTTCTTCGGCAGATTTTGCTGCGGATTTCGCTGCATTGAAAAGATTGTCAAGAAACTCGCTGACAGTAAGATTTGATGTAGGCGGGAGAGAAATAGTACGTCCAGTCAACTCAACTAACTGCTGAATCTGCACGACAATTCGATCAAGAGATTCGTTGATAATCTCCGGCGGGAAACGTGAGAAGTTGGTCAGTTGCATATTCTGCGTGTAGGCAACGGCAGACCCAACGACAAAGATGTTCCCCTTGACAATCGGCGTCGTCAAGACAACCGTGCCACCAGGCGTAGCAGTCTGGTCCGCATTCATCTCGACGGAATAATCCTGCCCATACACAAGCATTTTTGCCTGTGCTTCAGGATCATCAGCCGTGGCGACATACACGTCAGTCTTTTCAAAGATGAGAAAGCCGAAAGGCAATCTCGACTGTCCCTCTGACGTGAACGGCCCAGCTAATCTTTTGACGTACTCGATCATAGAAAATGGCTCCTTAGTGGAGCCATCTTCGTATGATTGGGCGAACACACGCGCACTAGTCTTGCGGAGGCGATACGACCCTTGGGGCTCTGGATGGGACCATCTCCGTCCTGCCCCAGTAATAACCCTGTCCCGTTCCCCGTCTCATCTTGGTTTCCATGCGCTGCAGATATCCGGGCGACAGATAGTCCTGAACCTCGTTCATGAATGCACGATCAATCACAGCCGATGTGTACCAAAGATTGACGAAAGGCGTGTGCGACCTGACAAGCCTGACAGCGCGGGCCCCAGGCTTCGTCTCCTTGTCGTAAATCGCGCTACCGGCCATCGATGTCAGCAAGTCTGACGCATCGACCACCGTCCCGACGACCGGACCTGCAAAGTTGGTAAGACCGGACATCGCACCATAGCGCGCATCCTCACTCAAGCCGTTGACGATCCAGTCTCCAAGGAAGCCCAATCCGCCTCCCTTCGTGAACGACTGCATCCAGAAAGCCTTGTTCTGAAGCGAGACCTCCATGTCCTGCAGATCCTTACCATTGAGAAGGTTCTGCACCTGCAGGGAGATTGCGCCGAAGATGGTAGTCGCAACGAAGATGCCGGCAGCGTAGGATGCTTGGTCGACCCTATTTCCATACTGGCCCAAGAAAGCCGCTCGACGGTAGTGGCGCTCCATCATCGCAATCGGGAAAGACTTGAAGAGGAAGAAGGATCGATAGAGCTCACCCTTGATCGTCCCTCGCTTGAAGCCGCCTGTCGTCTCAGCACGGGTAATGAGGTCAGGGCCAAGCGACGCCATCTCGGACTCATTGACGATGAAGCCGATCAACTTGCTCGGAAGCATATCAATCTCCTCCTGAGTAGCTCCGTTGAGTGCACCCTCGCTCAGTCTTTTCAGCTGCCTGATGGTGATGAACTCTATGCCCCTGTGAGTCTCTGTGCCGGCCATCTGCAACAGCTCGAAGTCACGCTCAGAGATGCCGCCCTCCTCGAGCCTAGCTCTATCATATGCGTCCAAATCCGCCCAGTCCTTCTTGAGCATCTTCGCCATGCCGGCCATCATGTTCAAGCACATGGCTCGGCGCGTCGCATCGGTGAACGCAGAGAGAAGCGAGGCCTTCATCGTGGCATTGGCGAGCTTTGCAGTCCATCCTTCACCTATGTTGTCAGCGGCATACCTGTTGAAGTCACTGATGATGCTGTCAGCAATGAAACCAGCACGATTCGCGTACTCCTTCCAGTCAGAGCCATAAGCCGCCACAAAGAACTTCAGACTGTCCATGAAGCCGAGGCGATTGAAGCCACTGGCCACGAAGTACGACGGGATATCCGAAAACGAGGAAATGAAAGCCTTTCCAAGTTTGCCCGCCACCTCAAGGTTGCGCCAACCGGCCATGAAGTTTGCCACGCCGTCTCGATTGATCTCGATCTGCGAGGTCACGCCGCTCAAGACATTCCAGATGTCGTCGACTGTTGCACCAAGCAAGCCCTGATGATCCGAATACTTCTTCAGAAGATCGATCTTGCCGACAGTCCCCTGCGCTTGAGACGCAACGTTGTCCGCCACGCCCTTTAGCATCGTGTACGTAGCCTGAGGCTTCGGCCCGAACGACTCAAGCAATGAAATGTCATTGCTCATCTTGGCGATATGCCCCATCAGGGAACCCGTCAAACTGCTGTTCCCAAACTTTGACTCGTACCGAATGAAGCTTTCGGCATCTTTGAAGTGAAGGACTCGATGCGGGTATTTCTTGTATCTGGCCGCATTGGTTACGGGAAGATTCTTCGCAATCTCTGTCACGTCGTCAGTCACAACACCGTTTGTGATGATGTCATCGTAGGAGTGCTCAAGAAGCACCAGCAACTCATCGTCAGACATCATCTCGCCCTTGTCGTTCGTGAAGCGCTCACGATCCAACAGCGGAAAAATCTCATCGATCCAGGCATCCTTGCCTGCCTTGCGGATTTTCCACAGATCATGAGACTGCGGGATGTAGCCATAATCGATCTTGCCGATCTGAGCACCGGCACGAATTGCCCGCTCACGCATGGCGTCCGTTGTCTTTTCCCATGCCTCCCACGCCGCTTTCGCTCGAGCGTTGTCCGTGTCCTCGCCAAAGGCCTCACGAATGAAGTCACGCACGTCCCCGGCATCCTCAACGAACCCAAACCATCGACTATCGATGCCCTGCAGCGTATCAAGCAACTGCGTGCAATACTCGTTCTGAATGCCTCGAGCTCTTCGGTAAACGCTTCGCATGATCTCAGCTACGGCGGAATAGGCATGCAGATCGCGCTCATTGGAGAGCCGTTCCATCTCACGAATTCGCTCATCCTGACGAAGCACCTGTCTGGCAATGTCAGCCTTTCGCTTCAGCGCCTCAAGCTTGATCTGCTTGATGTACTCACCAGCGGCAGCACGGACACGCTCATCATTCGTCATCTTCGCCCATGCGTCCTGATCGCTTCTGCGAAGAGAGCCCATGATTTGCCGAATATTCGACCTGATCGCGTCGCCCTCTTCGGGCTTGACCTTTCTGCCGGTGACTGAACCGATAGCATTCAAGCACTCCTGCCTCATTACTGGATACCTCCGTTACGCAGGATGCACTCGGCGGCCTTGCCGATGCCGGCCGACTCAATCTCGGCCTCCTGCTCAATTCGTTGCATTTCATTTACGACGTCTTCCATCGTCATAGGGACGCCACTGTCGTCAAGCACGTAGGTCTGATTCGGCTTTTCGGCAGCCAGGTTCTCAAGTCGAACCATGTCAGCACTCTTGCCGACAACCTCAAGCGAACGCGCACGAGCCTCCTCAACGCGAGCCGCTTCTTCCTGCTCAGCCTTAGCCTGAGCATCGTCTGCACCACCGTTCTGCTTGCTCTCAGCATCCTGAATAACCTTCTCGCCCATGGCAGAGACAAGGTTCTCAGCAGAACGCTTAGCCTCTTCCGCCGCCTTAAGCGCCTCACGAACCGTCGCAATATCGACGTCAGGCATCAGCGCAAGGCCAGTCTTGCCTTCATCCATCTGTCTTTGAATCTCGGCATTCTGAGCACGACGCAGATAGCTCATGGCATCAGCCAGGTCAAGCGGATCACCAAGAAGCATCCCGGTACCCTCACCCAGACTCGGGATGATCGAATCAGTAAAGCCGTTGAAAACACGACCAATGGCCGCCGCAGACTTGCGATTGTTGTAAAGCAGCTCGAACATCTGACGTGCCGCCGGACTGACATCGTCAATCAGGGTACCGTCCATCGGAACCTCGCCACTCTTGAGCATGTGGGCCGCGTCGACGATAGCAGGGCCAAGGTCGATTGCACCACCAGACATCTCTCGAATCCGAATGACGTGAGGAGCGAAGGCCGCCATGGCATTTAGGACGCGCTTCATGCCCTGCTTGTCAGTCTCAACAGACATGAGAGACGTGAGCTCAGGATCACGGTATGCCTTGTAGAAAACAGCCGCCATCACACGGGCCTTCGCTGCTTCCGTCGGCTTACCATCACCGTCGATCAAGCCGCCAATGGCACTCGGCTCACCAATGTCATTAACAAAGCGATCGAGCGTAGCTCTCGTAGGCTCACCGTTCTCGTCAAACTGATACGCCTTTAGCTTGTCACTTGTCAGCTTGCTGGCATCCTGCACGGCACGTTCAGAGCCGCTCAGCTCAAGCACCGCCGACTGATTTGAACGATCGATGAAACCCGTCGTCACCTTCTCACTCGGCATGAAGCGAACCAGTACCGGACGCTTCAAATCACCGACAGCCTCTGGATTAATGCCCGTCTGTTGACGGTCGGCCATCATATCAGCAACGTATTGAGTTGCCGTGCCACGCTCAAAGGCTTCATTGAGACCGGCAAGGCGGCCATTGCCGGCGACTGCATGCACTCGCGTCGGATCGTCGCCATAGCCATCAACCGCGCGGCCGCTCCAATCGTTCGACGTGAGGACACTGTCAGCCTCTACAACAGCGTAGGTAACAGGAATCTTCTCGCCACCATCCATCACCCAGTCCGTGATGCCCTGATAACGCTCATCAGGCATAGAGCCAAAAGAAACAATCGGAGCACCGGTGTCCGTCGTGCGACTGAAAGACACGCGGCCATACTGAGGATTAGCGGCAATCGCGTTCATCTGAGCAACAGGAGCTAGTTTTGAACGATCTCGGTTTTGCAGAACAACGAGCGAGGAATTGTCGCCGCCCATCTGCACAGCACGAGCGAAGTGCTTCTGAGAGTTCGTCAGAGCCACATCATTCATCTGCACGCCCAGAAGAGTCGCACCGACATCCACGGCCTGACCGTTGTTCAGCTGTTCGGCCGCCTGACGCTGTGCCTTAATAGCAACGTCCATTGCTTCCGGATCATTCGGATTCGCCATCGGCGCAGTCAGCTTCTGTTCATTCACGCGCTGGGCCTGCACCATGCGAGCGGCTACCACCTGAGAAGGCGTCGGCTTGACACTCTTGGCCTTCTGCTGTTCGCCATACATCCTGCGAATAACAGCTTCCATCTCCTTCGAGAGCGGAGGCAGGTCCTCGCCAGTCTCAGACTTGTAGCGATCCTTCACAGCACTCTCAGGATCGAGCCCGAGAGCCTTCTTATACAAGTCAACGATCCACTGGCCAAAGCGCTCAAACAAGCCCTCAAGTCCCTTCACAGGAGACTTGCCCTTGGACAGATAGACCTCAGTCCACGCCGCGAACCGCTCCTGATACTTGCGCTGGCCCTCGACGCCGAGAGCGTTCCAGTCCTCGACACTCTTAATGTCCCAAGAGCGCAGCAGAGCCTCACCCGCCTCGCGCAAGTCAGGATCAATGTCCTCCTTGCCAAGGACCTTCATGAGCATGTCCAAGTACCAATGAGAATGCTCATGAGCAAACGTAGAGATATCGGCCTTCGGCGTCAGTGTGATTTTCCGCTTCTTGGGATCGTAGGAACCCTTGACCTCAAAGCGCCCATCAGGAAGCTTGACAACGCCGGTGCCGTCGGCCTTAGCCTTCTCAATGGCATTTTCGTAATATGCGCCATCAATTTGGCGTGCCGACTCATCAACGGGATCGAAAAACGCCCGCCCATCCTTGCGAACAAACGGTTGCGACCCACCCATCAGTTGAGATACACTAACTGTACGGTCTTGGGCGACCTGCCCTGTGCGGACATCTCGTCGGTTGATGACGGCAGGAGACCCCTCGACGTAAGAAACGCCGCCCTCCGACTGGAATGATCCACCGGGCGGCGTTTCCATTTTCTCAACATATACTCCGTCAATGCTATGAGTTACTGCTCTAGCAGGTCCCTCCTCTACGGTATCTTTTACAAGCAACTGGACGCGCCAAAGCTCCCCATTCCACGACATTGGAGCTAGGAAAACATGAATCCCTCTCACTTTGGGGTTCTTGTGGACAATATCGACGTGGCTCTCAACTAGTTTTGCTGATTCTGCGATTTCTCGGATATTCTCCGCAACGGCCATAAATGCTTTTCGCTTAGAACCGCCATCTTTTCCCGCAGACTTTTTGGCATCCGATTTACTCATTCGCAACGTGAAACCCGTATCCTCATTATGGATACCGTCTTTGAATGCCGACGTCACTATATTGATTGCCTCGCCCTTATCTATGACGGTCGGAGTAACCGAGACAACCCTCATCTTCTCGTCTGGGCTTAAACCCCTTGGCCCCATATGCCATTCGATACCCTGCGTTACCGGCATGTGAAAGCCATCAGTTGCCTGAGTGCTATCCGTCTTTTCGATCGTGTAGTCAACATCCTTCCACTCGACGCCCGCCTGCTTCGCAAAGAGAACTTCACCAGGGGCGGTCATGCCAGCCTCCACATCAGCTTGCTCTTCCGAGCGGCCCGCCTTCATCAATTCCTTCTTGAGAGATTCGCGGCGCTCGGCAACCTCGCTTTCAAACTTCGCCTGAGGACTGCGATACCCTAAGGCACCAAAGGCACCGCCAAAGATGCCGGACACAGCAAGGTCGGTTCCAGAAATTTCATACTGCTTCGCCAGCTCACCGTAGTTCTGGTTTTCAAGAATGAGCTGGATGCCCTTGCGCTCAGCCACGTCGGTACCGATATTTGCTCCAGCACCATAAAGAGTGGACATGAGGCGGGTCGACCCGAAAGCACCCGGAAGGCGCAGGCCGATAGCATTGGCGGCAAACGACATGACACCAGCGGAAGTGCGAGTCTTCTGATCGACGCCTTCATCTTTGAGCCTCTGCGATTCACTGATGCCCATATCAGCACCAAAGGCAACCGCACCGCCCCCCGAACCTAGCGCAGCCATGTAGCCGGCCGCCTTCGGAATTGTCTTGAAGAGGCCATGAATGATTTGCGATGCCGCTCCCATAAGCTCTGGATCGGCTTCATAGTGAGCCTTGCTATAGGCACGAGTAGCCTCAGCTGCACGCAGCCAACCCTCACGCTCCTGCTCAGTACCAATGGGAAGCTCAGAGAGCGCAGTCAGAGCAGCACTCTTCGTTTCGGCCAAGGCCGCGTTCATACCAAGCCACGTGTCTCCAAACCCTTCGAACCAACCGGGTTCATATCCCGTACCAGGCAAAGGCTTCGGCTTAATGATCTTGCCGTCAAGATTCAGCTTGACATCCGGCTCAACGCTCCTGAAATAGTCGGACAGATACTCAGCCTCTCGCCTTGAGAGCATGCGGCCCGGCGTAAACACAGTCTTGCCATCAACCTCAGACCACGTTCCGCCGGCAACGCCATCCTTCCCGTTGTAGACAGACTGGTCGGAGAAGGTCGGGTGATTCGGCTTCTTGTACTTATCGCCAAGATGCCCGCGTTCATCCTCAGACATTGAGCCGGACTTGAGTTCCTTCCAAGCTCCGCGAATGTCGTAGTCGTAGGAGTCTCGCTCACGATTGTTCTCCTTCGCCCACGACTGAAACTCAGCCTCCTCCTCAGGCGTGAGTTCCGTGTTGAACTTGTCGCTGTAGTCCTGGGCCGTGACCGGCGTAATGTCGTCAGTACCGTAGCGATTGATTCGTGCCTGCCGCATGTCCTCAGCAGACATCAGAACTTCGTCGCCCGTCTTGGGCCTGAAAATCTCGTCAAGAAACATCGTCAATCATTCCCGTGTTAATCGCCTTCGTAGGCATTCTTCGGTTCCGTCGTCGGCGCTTCCAACACGCCAAAATAGTCATCGTCAAGCACCGTCGCACTCTTTCGCCTCTTGACCTGTTTCTCCACCATGTCTTTGGAGAGATCGAACGTATAGAGCCTCCCATCATCGTCAACGACGGGAGAGCTGCCATAGATCAAGCTGTATGTAATGGAGCCGTCATCATTCGTGCTTTCAACCTTGAGCTTGAGCTTCCTCAACTGTGTGGACAGTTCGTCACCAGTGAACGCAAGGCCGTTCGCATAGAACCACTTCTTTGACTTCTCGAGCGTTTGAGCATGAGCACCAACAAGGTTCTCAATGTCAGATGAGAAAACGCCCGATTCGACGCCTAGTGGCACCAGCGTCTTCTTTCCTCTGTACGAGATCACCTTGCCACCAACCGCCTGCTCTACCGCAGAGGTCATGTCACCATCGCCGTTGAGCAGGCCATAGCCATAGAGGCCGCGCGCAATCTCAACGGCCGCATCAGCAGAATCGGGAGAGGTGAATAGACCTTGAACATCACCCTCATCCCCAATGAGCGAATAGGCCGTGCCGGTGATGCCGTGGACATCCGCATCATCAACCTTGACGCGCTTCTGGTCGATTGCATCAAGGCCTCGAAGGTATCTCTCACCAACGGACATCCCGCCCTGCAAGTCCTTCCCGAATCCCGCAAGAGCAAGAGCGTATTTCCTACTGTCCTTCGTGAACTGATTCGTGACGCTGGCAATGCCGGCGGGCCCGACAGCATTAGAGATAACGCTCAGCATCTCGCACTGCTCGTCTACGTTGGCTTTCTCAAGAGCACCGACGAGCATCTTCGCTTCAGAAGCAGAGAAGAGCGTCTGAGGCACGCGCCAGTCGGAGGACAAGTCCCCGGCAACCGATACGCGGTGACGGAGCTCTTCGCCAACAGAATTCAAATCTCCGAAGTTGAGAGGCTTGACGCCATACTGCCCCGTCAAAATAGCAGCGCCCATCGGATCAGTCTTCCGAGCCTTGACGATCTCTCCTGCAGCCTTCACGCGCGCATTGTGGCCCTTCATCTTTTCCGCATAATCGGGATCCCCGGGCGCAGGCCTGCTTGCCCTGATGTCTTCCTCGATCAGGTCGACAGGCATCATCTGATAGGCGTACGTGGCCTTTGATGTGTCGAAATCGATCTTGTAATTTGCGTAGCGCTCCTTTCCTTCCTTGTCGCCATACACCTCAACGAACTGACCTTCCGTAAGTTCGTTTTCGTCGGCCCCGGTAGATGCCACCGTCGCGAGCGAATTTTGCACCTCACGAGTCAAGGAACCCCGCTGCTCACTCCTGCGTTGGGCGGCCATTGAAAAGGCCTGAGTGAAGAGGTCGATCTTCTGATTCTTTGAAAGGCGATCCACGACAGGAATGCCAGACCGGAAGTTGCCGCGCATTGCCTGCCTGACGAAATCGCGCTTCGACAGCATAGTGTCACCAAGCTTGTCGGCAACCATGAGAGACAGCTGCGACTTCGCAGAGCTCCACAGCGCATTCCCGACCTTCCCTTTGATATCAGTGCTCATCGCACCGTCAGGCGTATTCTGGAAGGCCTCAAGCGCCGACAACGGATCATCCTGCGCCCATGCCGTAAAGCGATTTGCCTGCAGCTGATCCATGTTCGCACGCTTCTGATTGGCCAAGGTATCGGCGTCCCAGCCCATCAATTGCGCCTGGTAGTCGAGCTCCATGTCGACAGAGGCCGACGACTTCGCGAGATACTCGGGATCCGCGTAGTGGTTTGCGGCGTCCGCCTGCAAAGCCTCGACCTTGGACGAGGACGACTGCATCTGGTAGTGCCTCGTCTGGCTTGCGTTCCATCGCTGAGCCTGACTTTGAGCAGACTGCATGCGGTCATAGACGCGGGACTGTACAGCCTCACGTGCTTGCGGAGACAACTTGCCGACAATCGCGTTGACGTCACGAGTCATCGCCTCCATTGCGGGCTGGTAATCATCCATTGCATTGCGGCCCATCTTTGTGAGATAGCCGGTCTCTGGATTGTTGAGATGCGCGTCGATCGCACTCATCACCTCGCGCTCGGCATCGTCGCTTTCGGCCTTGATGACACGGGCGCGCTGAACGTCTAGCGCCTTGACCGCAGAGTTGGCCCACTCCTGCACAGGCATGAGCGCCTTCTTCATAACGGCGTCATAGTCCGTGCGATCCTGAGGCACGTTGATAGGCGAGAACCCAGAGTTACCCGAGTCCCGCACCTGAGGCAGGCCGCCCTGAAAAGTCGGAACCATTGGCATTTAGTACCCTCCAATCATCGTCTTCTTGTAGCTGGACGCAATGTCCGGGTAGTTCCATCCACCACTGCTTTTGCTCGTGTCAAACATCCCGGAAGCATTCATGAGCATGTAGTTGCTGGCCACTTGAGATGCGCCGCCCAACAACGTCGTACCGAACTTGTCCCACTTGTTGACCTTCTGCGCCTCGGCCTGAAGCGCCTGAGCCTCGTAGCCGACGCCCTTCCACCGGTAACCCCACGCCTCAGACAAGGCATTCGACTTGATTTGATTGACGTCCATCTCCTTGACGATGTCAGTGGACGCTTGCATTTCGGCAGCGCTACCTTCGCCAACTGCGATGCCGTTGGCAGCAAGAGCCGCGCGCTGAGCAGACTTGACATGCCCAGCAGCCATCGTTTTTGACACAATCGCCTTCTCGGACGCTCGCAAAGTTGCTTGATACTGGCGCTCCATCATCTGTGCATTGATGCGGGCGATATTGGCCTGAGCCTGCGCGGCCGCATTCGAATGTTTGGAAATCCCGAATGACCCTAGCGCTGTAATGGTGTTTGCGATGCCCTGCGCGATGAGCATCCCGTATCCGAATTGAGCCGAGTTTGTAGCCATAGAAAAACCCTCTAAGATGCCTACACCTTAGAGGGCCTACCTCCCTACACGCGCACGATCACGAGAGCTCGAGTACTGTTGTCATGCTCACGATTCTCAGTGGCAACGGGTATTTCTGACGAACGCAGACTTGCCCACTCTGAGACCACTGCGGTTGAATCTGAAAGCCTATCTCGTCGGTAATCGGCTCGGGAACATTGCCTGCGAACTCTGTCGAACGTGACGGGTATTCAGAGAGCTTGTCGAACGACGGCCCCGCCTGAGTACCTGACGAATTGACCACTCGGAAGAAGACCTCGCGTACGTTCTTCTTGTGTCCGGACCCGTATGAACCATCCTGAAGCGCCATCGCCACTGGCAGCGTCTTCATGTCCGCCGTGAATGGCAATCCCACATGAACGACTTCGGCAGGATAGGTGAGCGTAATCTTTCCATCCTTGATGACCTGAGGCGGCTCCACCGCACCATCAGCAAGAATGTTCACGGTTTCTCCCTCGAGCCACGAGAGCCCCGCAATCTCTGTCCTGGCCTCACCACGGTATGTGCCGGCACAGTCAACGAAGATGCACTCCTTTAGCTCAGAGTACTGGCGCTCCGACATGCGCTCTACGAAGCGCACGGGTTTCCCACCGATCGTGCGAAGTACTTCAACGTAGCAGATGTCCTCATCGCCCTCGGCGACGACGCACACAGACTCGATAGAGCCAGCAGTCTCAACAGTAGAGAAACCGCCGACTTGCTGTTCAGGCACGTAGGTCATCGCAATCATCTTTCCAGACGAAGAGACAGCCCACACAATAGGAGACGGCGCTTTCGAGTAGGCGAGGTCGACGATTTTCAAGTTATCGAAGAGGTGCGGCGCGCGAAGGCACACGTCACCTGAGATATAGCCTCCTGCCTCATAGTTGTACCCAAGCTCACGAAGATGTCCGCCTCGACCTGCACCATAGATCATGCTCGATCCGATGACGAGAGGCTGCACATTGGACGCGCCCACATATGACTGGGGTCGAACTGACATTGACTCAGGCGTAATGGCGTCCGAATTGAGAGGCGACACGCGCCACTCGGCAGCGCCAGTCATCAACATCAGCTGTGCCAAAGGTACGATGTGCAGGATTCTGTTTGCCTCTCGGGCCGCCACGCGCACAGCGATGCGGTCATCGTCCTGAGACGGGAGCGAATAGCTCATGTCGGACTCAGTGCCGGGACGAGTGGCCCAGAGGTTGTTAGGACGCGTGTACGTCCCGCCAAACCAACGCCTCTGCTCGAAGTACGAAACAGCACCAGGGTAGTCGCCGACCGAGTCAACCGAGGCCGTAGCGCTCGCGCCCGAGCCAGTGGTCGACGTGATGACCACCTTCGGGGACGTGTAGCCCTGACCGCCCGAGCGGACGTTGATCGCAACGATCGCGCCGTCTCTGACGACTGGCGTGACCTGCGCGCCCGAGCCCGTCGGGTCGGTGATCGAGACCGAGCAGGGACTGCCCTCAAAGTCGAGCTCCTGTTCGTACAGCGTGCCACTGCCGTACTTCACGACAGTCACTCGAGCGACGGGCTTGACGTAGCCGGAGCCGCGCGAGGTGACCGTGATCGACTTGAGCGTAGTCACACCAATGTAGTAGTCAACACTCGAAGAGTCGCCCGTCATGTCCCAGACGACATCGCTCGACGTCGTCGTTTCGATCTTGGCGGTCGCGCCCGAACCCGCACCGGACTTGTCGATGATCTCGACACGCAACTGAGGATAGAACGTATCGCCGCCGTGGTGGTACTGAGCGTATAGGTTCTTCGAGACGAGGTCGTACCGCTTGAGCTCGAGGCCGCCATCGAAAACGCGGTAGCCGCTGCCACCCGCTGTCACGGTGATCGACTTGATGCCCTTGGCCTGCTTGAAGGCGTCATCGTAGATCGGAGGCGTAATTGATGCATCTGGCGAAATGTTCTCATCGATGATCTTAGTCGTATCGGTCTGACCCACATACGCCCAAATACCGCCTTGATCGCGATAGACGCGATAGAGGCCGGCGCCTGTCACAGCGTTCCACGTGATGGTGTTGTACGAACCGTCGCCATACGGGTTGCAATCAATCGTCACGGATGAGGATCGAACCGACTCCTCGGTCCCGTCAGCAAGCAATGCCGTCACGGCGTAGGTTCTCTTGTAGTCGGTCGGATTCGTCACGTCCTTGTTGATTGTCTGAGACGCAGACAGTCCCGTTGGCGCAGACAGCGACGATCCGAACTTGATGTCAACCAGACGCCAGTCCGTGGCCCCGTAGCGGCGCAACTCCTTCGGCGGATAGTTCGGATGAACCAGTGTCATCACGTCGGCTGACTGGACGTAGTGAATGTCAAAGAGGTCGGCCTCGATGTACGGCGTCTCGATCTCATACGGTTGTCCATTGTTGCCCAGCACGGTCTGCCCTTGCGTGTGAAAGCGGACATACCTCTCGCCGAGCTCGAGCACCATCGTCTGCGAGATGGAAAAGTTGAACGGGATGAGTCTGGCCTTCTTGCCCGCGTGCTTTGTATGGTTGACATACTTGAACCCCGGTCGCATTACGATCGGACCTTGCGGCTCGATCAGGAAGTTCTTGCACAGCGCCATGCCGGTCTGGTACTTGCCGTCATCGATGCGGGCGAACATCGAGGGAGAGACCTCTCCGCCGTTGAAGGCGCGTTGATATTGTCGAATTGCCATCAGATTACCCTCGCACGCAAGCCGGACGGCAACGGCCACTCATCGCGACGACGATGAACAGACATCTTCGAATCAACCGTTTTGGCTCGAGTAAGCGCAGCCTCATACTGCTGCAGGAGACGAACAGCCGCGTCGCTCGAACTATCCGAGCGCTTGACGGGGCCAACGAGAAAGGATGCAAGAAGGATCACCAGAGCCTGCACAAAGTAGGTCGGGAATACCGTTGCTGTGTCTACATAGGAAACATATGTCAGCACGACATTCGTCGCATTCGTGAAGACGGCACGGCCCGAGTTCGACTCATAGAGCTCGACCTCAAAGTCAAGCGGCAACCCTTCCTTGCCAACTTCAGATACGCGAAGCAGACGCACGCAGTCGGACGGCAGGAGATAGCCGTGCTTCCACTCATAGAGATCCTCGTCCACGTTTGAGAGCTCGACGCCTCTGGAACGCCGGATCGCAAAAGACCAATCGTGCTCCTCATAGAGCTTGCGCAGAGCAAGCGGATACCATCGAGCGCAGTGGCCGGCCTGAGGCGATCCGTCCGGCGGCGTAATGGATGTCACATCACCAGAGTCGCCAAGCATGCCGAGCGCAAGGTTGCAGATGTCTACAGCAGTTGCCATAAAGAAAAAGCGGGACGTTTGTCCGCCCCGCCTCCTGAAAGAATTTTCAGCTGTTCACGCGTCAGGCGGCAGCGCCCGGCAGGAACTCAATGCCCTCGACCTTGTACGTCGTCGGGACTTCGATCACGTCGCTCAGATACGCCGTCATCGTGCCGGCCGTGATCGAGGTCGGCGTAGCAACGAGGCGGACATATCGACGGTGCTTGAGCGGCATCGGGATAACAATGCCGCCCTTGGTGTCAGCCACAGCGATTGCGCCAGTCTGAAGAGCAGTAGCGAAGGTGCTGTTGTCGTCGGAATCTTCAATGGCGATAGCCAGAGAGGTGCCGACAAGCGCCGTCGGGAACTTGCAAACCACATAGAGCGGTCGATCGTTGAGGCCAGTGGTCGGAGCCTTCTGAAGGAAGTCGACCACGCCGGACGTGATCTCGGCCTTCGCATCAGACTTTTCGCAGAAAGCGAGCTTGATGTCCATCATTTCCGTTTCCTCCTTAGAGCGTCAGGACAGCGCCCTTGTTGGACAGAATGTCCGTGCCAAGGCGATGAATCGGAACCCCACGGAACGTCATGCACTTGCGGCCGGCAACCTCGTCCTGAGACAGGAGGACATTGTCCTTGTTAAGGATCTGGCGAGCGAGGAAGCTGCGGGTGTTGTCGTTCATGTAGAAGGCGACACGGCCCTGCTGTTCATCAGGCAGACGTTCAAGAGCGTCGATCATCAGATCAAGCAGGTCAGGACCAGTCGTGTTCTTCTTCGTGAGCTTCGTGGAATCGATGTTGGCGATGCGGACGACACGCTGCGGATCGTACATGGCAACACCAATGTCCCAAGCAAATTCCGTGATTTCCGCGCGGAAGCGCTTGCCATTGGCGTCAAAGGCGTACTGTTCACCCATGTTTTCCACGGAGAGACCGGCGCTCGAGCCGTTCTCCGGATAGAACAGATAGGTGCTGGCAGGATCCCAATTGATGAGAAGGATGTCCGTCTGAGCATTGGCCGTCGTACCCTTGGCATCGATGATTCGATCGGCAAAAGCCTCGTTCGTCGGGGACACGATGTTGAAGATGCCGTTGGGGTCGCGCGTCTCGAGGTTGCTGTCGCCGTAGAGCACCTTCTTGAGGACAGAGCGGGAGAGACCACGCATGAAACCTTCATCCGTGCGAAGACGGAAGGCAGCACGCTCATTGGCCTTTCGCGTGTCGAGAAGGGACTTGTCAACTTCGGAGCGGGAGCGAACCATGGCGGCAGCGTAGCGAACATCAGCACCCGTAACGCGCTCAGCATCCCAACCTTCGTTGAATGCACGCACCTGACCTTCCGGGTAGGACGTCACGACCTTGCCGCGGTCACCGAAGCCGTCATTGCCACGCTGGATGACAGCCTGGTCAAAGAAGCCGTTGTAATCTCTGATGGTGTGGATAAGCTGGCGCACCGGCTTATCGCTGGTAAGACCTTCGAAGTCCGCCAGAGTGATCGGATTCGAGTCAGTCACAACATTCGGCATTTACTTGCCTCCTTTCATTGCGTCTTGGTAAAACTGCTCGGCGGTATATCGTCCGTCTTCGGCAGATCCGCCACCGGGGTACTTCGCCTCGCCGAAAGCGCGTCCGATGCGGCTCAGCAGTCGCAAAGCGCCCGGATGGTTGCCCATCGGAGAGCTTAGGAACTCCTGAATATCCGCGTCGACCTTACCATCAGCGTTACGCGCGAAGGTGTCGCGAAGACGAGCGATGTCAGAGAGCGACTGCGTGAGCTTCTGGCCACCGAACTCCTTGTCGGCTTTCGACTGTTCCATCCACTCATTCGAGATCTCTGCGATACGTTCAGCAGAGCGCTTCTGAAGCACTGGGGCCATCTTGTCAAGGAAGCCTTGGGCCTGATCCTGACTGAGATTGAGCTCCTTCGCCACGCCTTGGAAGGCCGTGCTGACTTCTGCATCGAGCTCGGTACCTTCAGGCATCTTGAAGTCCTCGTACTTCTCGGGGGCGCCCTGCTTCTCGCCTTCGCCCTCCTCTTTCTCGGCACCCTCTTCGCCTTCTGCCTGACCTTCAGCACCGGCTTCGCCAGCCTCACCGTTGCCGCCTTCCTGCGGCTCGGCCTGCTGCTTACCCTCGTTGCTTTCGGCAGACGTCAGCAAAGTGCCGGCATTCGTGTCGGACTCCTGTGCGGCAGGAGCGGGCGCAGTGCCCACACCACCGGTCGGAGTCTGTTCAGTCGCTTCCATTCGCTTCGTCCTGCATTAATCTGTAAGCATTCGCATCCACCGACATGATTCGATCAAGGAGCTTCAGCCCAACATTGCGCTGGCCCTCATTGAAGGCCATCACGGCAATGTCACGATCAAAGCTGTTTCGGTAGATGCCCGTATCGGAAAGTAGCTGCCACAGGACAATGCGTCCGTCGCGCGTGGCCAGTACGGCCTTCAACGCATTGGCGATCTTCTGTAGCCTGATCCTTTCCTCTTCTCGAGCCTCGACCTCCTCCCTGCGGAAGGGATCGCGCTCAGGTGTCATGATGTCAGTCGTCATACTTCACACGCGCACTTACTGCTGTGCCATTGCCGCAAGTCCCTTAACGGCCTTGCCGGCCATCGTGGAATCGTCGGACGGAACACGGCCGAGCTTCGCCAGAGCGTCGGCAGACTGTTGCATCTGTTCGGCCTGCGCCTGCTGTTGCTGGGCCTGCTGTTGCTGTTCAATCGCCGCCTGCGCCTCATCGGTTGGAACGACAACGGACGGAGCAACAGAGAAATAGTCCGCATACTCGTCAACGAGGTTGAACGCGTTGAGCTTCTGCAGGATGTTCGGGTTGACCTTGGCGGCCTGCATGACGCGACTCACGAACTGATCGAGACTGTTGGCACGGATCGCGCGTTGAGAGCGCGCCAGCATGGACGTGTACTCGACCGACAGCTTCTGCCCTCGGAGCTCTTCAGGAGGCGGCGGAAGCTGGCCCTGACGCGCGAGGATGTCAAAGCATCGCTCGATGAGCGGACGCAAGACTTCCTCGTTGAGACGCGAGAGTACAGGCCCGAGCATCATCAGCTTTTCCTCGTGACGCTCGGCCACCTCGGTAGCCGTCATCTGCCCGTGACCGGCATTCGCGATCATCATGAAGAGGTCAACGTTGAAGGCCGAATTGATGCGACTGCGAACGTCGGCGATGTCTTCGCGCAGGTCTCCGAGCGGCAGGTTCACCGCGAAAGCAGGCTGCACCTGATTGCCCGCCCCCGGGTTGTCAATGTAGCTTCGTCCGCCAGGCAGGAAGTCGACCTCGTTGTCTCGAGCGTCTGCCGGCATGATGAGCGGCGGATTGACCATGTAGTCGACAGCATTGCCCTTCTGCACCTGATGGTGATTGAGTTGAAGCGCGTCGCCGATCGCCATCATGCCCGGAGCTTCCTCCGAGTAGACATCCGAGGCCGACGCTCCCCATCGTCCGACGACGGCAGGGAAATCGCGGTAGCCTGACTCGTCGAGGACGCCAGACGCATCCTCATCATGATCGACCTGAATGACGACCGACCTCCACGGCATGTTTCGGTTGTCGAGCTTGCTGGGATCACGGTCGAAGCGCGGCTCGATGGCATGAATGCAGACGAAAGGCTCATCTACCTTCCCCTCGTCGTAGTTGGTCAGAACGGCGCGGGACACGCGGTCCCGTCCGTAGCGAGAGACAAGCTGTCCCGCCGTCATCGTGAAGCGACGATAGAGCGTGTCAGGACGCCCCCTGAAGTCGCAACCGATGCAATACTCACCGCACACGAGAGGATGCGCCACGAAGCTGTAGACGGGATCCTCAACGATGACGAAGGCCGCCACGCCGAAGACGCCTACCTCACGCCATGTGTGTTGTAGAGCTTGATAGATATTCGTCTGAGTGAAGGCCATCTCCATAATGCGCTGGACATCATCGAGCCAGACCTTCACGGCATGCGACTCGTCGAGGTCGGGGGAGCCAGTCGTCAGCGAGAACCACTGCGACGACGGGTCCGTCATGCCAGACATGAGACCGGCCTGCAGAATGTTCGCAGCACGGACCGCCGTCGAGTCGTAGATGCGATTCCAACGGTCCCGCCCCTCGTTCGTCTTTGATTTGGTGTACAGGAAGCGGCCTGACGCAGGCGTAATGTGGCGACTGATCTCGAGCCACTGTGAGACGTATGGCTCACGCTCTACCTTCAGGCGCTCCCACCTGCGAAGGACACGCTCACGCAGGTCCTTATCCTTCATGGCTTACCCCAACTTGCCGCCGGCACCAAGGTTCAGATCTCCGACGCCACCCGCACCTGTGAGGAGCGTGGAGCCGCCTGACAGACCCGCATTCGTGTTCTGATCGAGGATCGAGCCTACGTCTGCCGACTGTCCCCCCTGCTTGCGTTGCTGTTGTCGCTGCTGAGCCGCCTGCTCCTTTGCCTGCTGCTCTGCGCGCTTGGACGCGGCCTCTTGGGCCTTTGCCTGCTTGTTGCCTGAATAGACCGAAGCGGCTGCGCCTGCCGCCGCCATTGCACCTGCGGCCCACATAGCCGCCGCACCCGTTAATGCCATAACGATCTCCTACAGTTGTTGCCAAAAAGTCACTTCGACAGGACGGCCGAACATTTTTTCCATCGCCTTTTCAGCGACAGTTTCTTTGCGAACGCCCCAGTAAAAGCCAAGGCATCCATGAGATGCCGCCAGATCAGATGCCGCCTTCATCAAGTGTTTAGCAACGCCTTGCCCGCGAAGTGCCGGCGAGACCCATAGCAGCTCGGAGCGAGCAACAACTGCGCCCTTTTTGATGGGTAACGGTGTCTCGAAGAAACTCACGACACCAACAAGATTCTCGCCATCAAATGCACCGATGCTGTAGAACGTGCCGCTCAACTCACAGCGGAAGTACATCGCCTCGTCAACGTCCGGCATGTACTCGACGTGTTGAACGTCCTTCTTGTACTGCTCGACGATCGCCGGCCACGCGGGATTTCCCCAAGCCTCACGGCACGTGATTCGTCTGATACTAATAGCCATGATGAATGCTCCTTAATGCGTACATCCTCCATCAACATCAACAGCACACGCGCACTGCAAAAAAACATGTCAACTAATGCGATTCTCTCTATTGGCCTTCTTTTACTTGGATTCTCAGCCGCGGCGGCATGGATTTACGAAAAGCACCGTTTGCGCAAACAAGCTCTCGCATACCTTCGAACCGAATACCTTTCAAAAATTCACTTGGGGCAGCCGTTCTCGCTTGAGCAGCTGATGATCTCGAAGAAAATTTCTTTCGTTGCCAGCATGTTACTTGACGATGATCAGATCTTCAGATCGAAAATTTCCGAGCGAGCTTCAGAAAGCGTAGAAGCCGCAGCCTGCGTCCTCTTATCGAGAGCATTTTCCGTAGTCATCTCTTGCGAAAGCGAAAGTATTAAAACCAGCAACAAGGTTTTGTATTGCTTTTTCTCCTACTACCAAACAACCCTATCCATCCTCCTAAACGCAAACGGTCTGACTGAAGCTGAGAGGAACGGTCTCCCATTCCTCATCGCAACGAGCTTCCCAAAGGGGACTTTCCAACGCGCCTCTACCCTAAACATGGCGGACATCATCGATAAGGATCTCGGCTTCTGATCTCCTGGCGTCGTCGCCCTGCCGGCGGCGTCGGGTTGTCGATGTACTCGTTCATGCGGACGGCGAACGTGAGCGCCAGCGCGTCGGCATTGTCAGGCGACGCCATGCCACGCTTCTTCATGTCCTCCTTCTTCTCGAGCAGGATTTGATTCGTTGGGGTGTAGCCGTATTCAACGCCCGTCAGGTCAGTCTCAAGATCAGAGTCCTGCGGCAAGCAGCCACCCTGCGCGATCCACTCTTTCATGCGTCCCCACATCTCAGCACGGAGATTCTTGTAGCGCTGTGTATTCGTAGCGCCAGAGCCGAAGTTGATTGCGTTGACCGGATAGCCGTTGTGTCGGAGCCAGTCAACAGGCGAGGCACCGACGCCGCCGGTGTCGACATTGATGACGATCTTGCGGACGCCGAGCTTTCGCAAGTGGTTGAAGTGCTCAGCCACCTTGGCTCCGAGCTCGTGCCCGTCTAGGCCGTGGAACTTCTGCTTTGCGATGGAGCGCCCGTCAAGAGCGAAGCGCGTCCAAATCACCGACGCGTCATCACCGAAGCGCGCCACGTCAACGCCGATGATCGCTACCGTCTGCGCATAGTTGACGACGCCCATAGGTCGCTCCATGGCGGCCTGGACGATGTCACGAGGAATGAACTGCATGCTCGAGCTATTCGGGAACTCTCCTCGGACACGAACGCGGAAGAAGTCAGAGTCCTCGCCATAGTCCGCGAGCCATTCAGCAATCTTTTTCTTGTCCGTCATGGCGGCGTCGCGGCCGTCGACGTGTCGATTATTCCAACGGTGACGGAAGCGATTGAAGCACTCATAGAAGCGCCCGGTCGAGCGCGTCGGGTTCCCGAACGCAAACCAAAAGATCTGCGTCTCGCTGTCAGTCAGAGCGCCTTCCGTGACCTCCCAGATGCAATCAGCAATAGCCGATGCTTCGTCGAAGATCACGATGATGCGGCGCTTCTTGTTATGCAAGCCGGCGAAGCCTTCAGGCTTAGTCTCTGACCACGGGATAGCGTCAGCACGCCATGTCTTATCGTGGCCCGGCTGCTTGCATGCAACGGACATAGCCGACACTGAGAACCAATCCTTGAAGATGCAGAGGTTGTGCCACTTCGCCACTTCTGCGAACGTCTTGGTACGAAGCTGGTTCTCGGTGTTAGCAGTCACGACGATTCGAGTATCCGGGAACGTGCAGAGGCCCCATAGAATGATCCAAGCGACAAGGCCAGACTTGCCAACGCCGTGACCTGCAGCCACCGCGTACTGCATGACGTGCTCCCAAGCCTCGCCAGACTGTAGCTTGTCTCTCATGTCTGTCAGGATTGAGGTCTGCCACTTGTCGGGACCGGCCATGCCCTCGAGGGAATCTTTGCCCCATGGGAAAGCAACCTGCACGAAGCGCAGAGGATCCGAGGAGCACTCAGCGGCCAGATACGTCATGGCCTTGCCGATGCCGGCTTTCGTAGTGAGGTCAAACTTAGGCGTTGTCATTGTCATTTGCGCAGAAGGTCCTGGAGAGTTTCTGAGAGCGTCTGAATGGTCTGATCCTTGTCGACCTGTTCGCGGCCCATGCCAAGGCACTGGGAGAGTGTCTTGAGCGCGGCATTCGCGCCCGCAGCGTCGACGGGAACGAGAATCGGGTTTCCGTCTAAGTCGAGACGCGGTTCCCCAACGATGTCGAGCTTCGGGACTCGTCTCGCACAACACTTGGCAAGCTCCTTGAGCTCTGAGAAGACGAATGCCGCATCGACGATCGCCTCCTCCTTTGCCGGTTGGCGAAGAGCCTCCACAGCGTCTCTGACCTCAACATTTTTCAACAGCCTGCTGGCGATTCTGTCGGCCGTTTTGGCGCTATATCCTGCCTTCACAGCGGCCTCAGACGCATTCTTGAAGCCTCCTCTCGCATATTCATTGACGAACGCCTGCTGTCTCGCATTCAGCATTCTCACCACCTCCTTAAAAACGTTTTCCACCCCGCAACAGACTGACATCGACGACGCCCAGAGAGATAGTCCCGAAGCGTTCTGATCGGCATATCAAGCATCTGGCTTATCTGCCGATAGGTATACCCCTGCGCCCACAACTGACGCGCATGCTCTACGTCAGCGTTCAAATAGCGAGCGTTCACATGATCCTCGCCGATTGCCCGTCCGTTGTCGTTCACAGCTACAGTCATCCGGTGCTCGGAAGTAGCGTGGATATTCGAGCTTGACCTTTCGGATTGCGGCATCGATGATCTTTGCTCGCCTGAGCGAGTTGTCCCACGCGACTCGTCGCGCGTCGGCGGCAGCTCGAACAAGGCAAGCTGACGCCACTGGCGGGAGGAATCCAGAGACTCCGAGTTTTTGTTTTTGGTCATTCATCAGTGTTCCTCCTGTCTCTTATACACATCTGACGCTGCCGACGACGGAGAGAGTGTAGAT